GGTTTCCGCCTCGCGCGCATTATTTGCGCTCTTGAGACCAAATCTCAATAGTATTTTACATCAAACAATTCCAACCGGATAAAAAAACTCAAATTACAATGATATTGATCTTGCGTCTCAATAGCGTTAGTGGTAAATCCAGAGCATCGACACCGATCATCCAGTTTTCCAAGTGGCCGCACCCGAGTACGTGGAGGCACCCGAGGACATCCTCGCCGAACGCATCGTGCGGCGGTGGAAGCAACACGCGGATCTAAGCCGGGCGCAGGCGCTCGACATCGTGAAAGCGGAATACGTGCGTTTTCAGATCGAGCGTGAGTCGCGGGACCTCGACCACTACAGCTACGCCAAAGGCATCTCGGCAGTCCTGGCCTACATCGCGGACAGCGCCACTCCGATGGTCGAGCTAGATGCGGTCGCATATTGCTACGGGCTGATTGGCCGGGCCGAAGAGTCAATGGACCAGATTGCCAAGCGCCATCGGATCTCCAAGCAGGCATTTTCCAAGAAGGTGGAGAAAACGCTGGAGAGCTTCCATCTCAAACCCCAGCACGGGATGCGGCCACAACCGCAGCGGAAGATTTACGAGTCAGTCCACAACGCCAAGTGGGAGCACATCGAACAAGACGCACCAAGATCATGACCACCTACATCACAATCGACCCTGGAGTAAACGGCGGCATCGCATGGCAAGGATCCGCGCTTCCCTCCTGTATGGGGATGCCAGACAGCGACACCGAGACAGCGGAGGAGATTGGCCTGCTCTACAGTATGCGTCCCGGCGTGAAGTGCATCATCGAGGACGTACCCAAGTTTGTCGGCAGGGCATTGCCGGGCAGCACAATCTTCCCTCTCGCGTTCAACTGCGGCCTGATCCGGGGAATTGCGGTGTCGCTCCGGATGCCGGTCATCCTCGTCCGCCCGCAGGACTGGCAGAAGCATTTCCGTCTAGGGACCAAAGGCGACACAGCCGGCACCACGGAATGGAAGAACAAACTCAAGGCTGAAGCACAGCGGAGGTATCCGCATCTCAAGGTCACGCTCAAGACTGCGGATGCTCTGCTGCTGCTCGCCTACGCACAGGAAAAACAACTATAACCACCATGTTCACACCCATCAAACTCGAAACCAGAAAGAACGTCTCGCGCTTCAAAAACATGCAAGTCGGCGAAGTGCGAGAGCTTGGCTCCAAGTCAAGGTCTCAAGCGGTCGCAGCACTTCGCTTCCGTATGCGGAAATACGTCCACGAGATCTACACGCTCGACGACTCATCAATGCCTTTCCGTTTTCGCCGCGACGCCTGATTTATGCAACTAGCACTACCTAATTTTGAGTCGTTCGACTCCGATCAACTCCAAGAGTATGCGGCACGAGAGCTGGGCATCATGCGGGATGAGGCGCAGATGGCGGCTGGTATATCAGCGACGGCATTCACTCGCGCGTGGGCGGTGGGCAAGGCGTGCGTTAAACTCAAGGATGCCGTTGGTGAGGAGAAGTGGGAAGAATACGCGTCACAGAATATCGGCGGCGGCGACTACTATGCGGTCTACCGTTGTATGCGTCTGGCGCGGATGTCGCCGGAAGCGCCGCCGCTACAGAAGACAGGCAGCAGCCAGTACAAGCAGCTCCAGATCGCGATGGGGCTAGAGGCTGCGCCAAAGACGACTCCGCGCAAAACGGACGTTCTCAAGTTCCAAAACCTGATGGCTTCCCTTGGCTGCATCAAGCGGTGGTGGCGTGAAGGGCACGTCATCGAGACGCTCGATGCGGAGATGATAGCGGAGATCCTAGAGGACATGCAATTCCTGCAAACCATTTATGAGACACTCAAAGAGCAGATTCCCGAAACCACCGACACCGCCGCAAGTGGATAGAGAGATCATGCTGGGCGAGGTGCCGAAGCGGATGCAGCAGACCATGGACATCTCACGCGAGACGGTTGCTGATTCTCAAGAGCGACTCGGTGACACCGGTGTGCTGTTGCGTGAGTGGATTGAGTGGTGCGAAAGCACTGGGCGCGCTGCACATGCTGCGGAGTTGATCGAGCGCACACGCGCGGAGCTGCGCAATTCATAAGAGCATGGATGCAACCACCGCCGAGGACACACAGAAGAAGCTGCAAGACCTGCTCGCGCGGGTGAAAGCGGGCTATCCGTTGTCTTATGCGGAAAGCGAGTTTCTGAAGCAACGCAACACAGAGCCGCAATATGCCACACTCAAAGATGTGGCCGCCTTCTTCTCGATCACTCCCGGTGCTCTGCGTCGGTGGGAAGAGAAATATCCTGATGCGTTCGAGAAAGGCTCAAACGGGTACAACATCGAGAAGATCAAAGCCGCAAGGCAACAGTTTCTGGCCAGCGGCAATTATACGCGGCTGAACGACGGGGACACGATCAACGTGGAGGGCGTGCAGGATGTGGCGACGCTCAAGGCGCGCAAGATCCACTTGGAATGTCAGAAGCTGGCCACACAGATCGAGATTCTACAGGCGAAATACGTCTCGGTGGACGAGGTGCTGGCTCAGGTGCGGGCCGTGATGTATGCGATCAAAGAGAAGATCAAACGCATCCCGCCAGAAATGGCTTACGAGGTGAGCGGCGTGTCACCGGCGGAGGCTGAGGAGCGGCTTTTGACCTGCATCGACAAGATCCTGCGGGAGATGGAACAGGAGGATTATGTCAAGGTCGAAGAGCAGTTGAAGGCGAAGAAGGTGGACGTTGAGATGATGGAAGTCGAGATTGCGCCAACCGAGCCAATAAAGCGAGGGAGACCGCGCAAGAGCTGATGGCATTCTCGATTTACTCGCTGATGGCGGAGGTTTGGCGGCCAACGCCAAAGCTCCCGGTGGATGAGTGGCTGCGGACGCATGTGCGATTCGAGCGCGGGCCGATACTCGGATCTTTCGACGTGCGAAATTCGCCGTGGATCAAGGCGCCGCTCGAAGAACTGCGCAACCACGAAACGCGGGAGATCATTTGCGCGTGTTCGGTGCAGAGTGCGAAGACCGCCCTGGCCGAAGGTGCGATGCTCTACCTGATCGCGGAAGAGGGCGGCGACATGTGTCTCTACCTCCAGACCGACGAGCACGCCGACGAGTTCCTTGATACGCGGTTCAAACATCGGATTCTGGACTGCAAGCCAGTGCGGGCGATGCTCAACAAGGGGGACAAGAGCATCCAGAAGCGGACGGTGGCGTTCGCTCACATGACCCAGTATGTGATGGGCGCCAGCAACATCCACAACCTCCAGTCCAAGGCGGCACGCTACGTCATCGGTGACGAGGCCGCATACTGGACGCATGGCCACATCGACGAGTCACGCAAGCGGACGACCTCGTTTGATGCGCGGAACTCCAAGCGCATTTACGTGAGTACGCCGATGAACAACAGCGGCGAGTTTTACGAGAGCTTTTCAGCAGGCTCATGCAGCGAGTGGCATGTTGCTTGTCCGGCCTGTGGAGAAAAGTGGCCGATGGTGCTGGGTCAACTCAAGTGGGACGGCGAAGGCGCCAAGCTGGCGGATGGCAAGTACGACCTCGCGCGCATCAAGAACACGGTGAGATACGAGTGCCCAGCGTGCAATGTCCACCTAAAGGACGAGCCCCAGGTGCGCAGGCAGATCGCGAACAGCGGATTTTACGAGAATCAAAACTCAGCACCAGATCCGCGCGTAAAAAGCTACCACTGGAACGCTTTGACCGTGCCGTGGGTGGCATGGGACACGATAGCCAGCGAGTTCCTCAAAGCCGAACACGCTCGAAAACTGGGTGATTACTCGCCATTGGCGGAGTTTGTGCGCAAGCGGCTGGGCGAGTTCTGGGATATGCGAGAGTTCCAGTCCGAAGAGGTCAATTTGTCGGGTGGATTTGCGATGGAAGAGCCATGGGAGCAAGAATACCGGCGTTACATGACGGTCGACGTGCAGCGTGACTATTTCCGTGTCATCATCCGGATGTGGGCGCAGAATGGGGAATCTCGACTGTTTTACGCGGGTGAGCTGCACACTTGGGCGCAATTGCGTGACCTACAGAAAAAATACGAGGTCACCGACAGGCGCGTTTTTGTCGATTGCGGGTTTGAGCGGTATCAAGGGGAGGTGTACAGGCAATGTGCGGCCAATGACTGGTTTGCGCTTAAGGGAGACAAGGCGCAATTCTTCACGTGGACACTCATGGACAAGCGGACAGGTCGCAGCCGGTCGGTGAAACGTCCATATTCGCAGATCCAGCACGTCGATTCGGGTGTGGGGCTCGCACGATCCAAGGTGCGGAACGCTCGACAGGCCGACTTGTGCGACCGTATCGTCTGGAGCAGCGACTACATCAAGCTGGTGCTGCATCGACTGCGCTCAGGCCAAGGCGCATCATGGCAGATCGCTCACAATGCGCCGAAGTGGTACTTCAAAGAGATCCAGAACGAGGTATTTGTCACGGAGAAGGACAAGCGGACCGGCAAGAACAAGACGTTCTTCAAAAAGCTGGGCGAGAACCACTCGTTCGACGCCGAAGCCATGCAGGTGCTGGCCGCATGTATTGAAAAGATCATCGGACAGGCCGAAATCATCACAAACGAGGCAGAGTCTGTCAACGCTTGACAGGCTGGATGACTTTATGGGCGGACCTTCGATCTTACGCTATGCCTCGCTGCAATACTGCGAAACGCTTTATGAGCAGTGCCTCGCGGCGCTGGCTGATGGTCAGGGCACCATGGTCATCTCTACTTCGGGCGGCGGCGAGTCTGAGACTCGATCCAGCGGCAATGACGGAGGAGTTCCCGTGATGACGTTGATGCGCGCGACTATGCGGCGGATGCACCAGCTCGACCCGGTGAAGTATCCAGCCATCTCCAACCGACTCAAAGCAGACTTTAGTACACTCGTTTTATGACCTACCTCGAATCAATGATCCGCGCAGTTAATCCGAAGCTCGCTCTAGAGCGCGCGCGTGCGAAAGCGGCTCTCGATGCGGGAGAAAGGGTGGGATTCTGGCGCGTGGGGGCACAATCAAGCACAAACCGCAAAGCCAGCGGTCAAACGCTCGATCAGCCGGATTCGTCGCGAAATCACACGGATCGGGTCACTTTGATTCGTGAGGCTCGATGGTTGGAAGAGAACAGCAGCGTGGTCAAGTCGATCCTGCGGAAGTACAGGACCTTTTCTGTGGGTCGGCTCCAGTACGTCGCACGCACCAGTAACGAGGCGGTCAATAAACAGATCGGCGCTTACGTTGAGCGGTGGATGGCCAACGCAGATGCCAGCCAGCGGCACCATTTCCGCACGCTGGCGGGTCTCGGCGTCACCTCGATGAAGCGTGACGGCGACATCGGCTTTATCGTACTGGAAGAGCCAATGACACCGCTGGATCAGATGATGATGGTTTCACCCATCCGCATCCAAGCCATCGAGGCGGACCGGATCGGCTCAATCGTTAATCGTGAGGGGACAGACACGCGACCATTCAAGCCGTTGAAGAAGAACGAGCAGGACTTTTCCGGCGTCGTCGTCAATGGTGCGGGCAAGCCGATCCGATATCGCATCTACAACCGCAGTCGGACCGGTGAGATGATGACGCCGGCGCTTGAAGTTCCAGCGCAGGACTTCCTTCACCTGTTCGACCCGACGCGGCTAGATTCGTATCGTGGCTTCTCCGTTTTCGACGCGGCGGTGACCGACATCAAGGATTTGATGGAGATTCTGGCGTGCGAGAAGATGTCGGTAAAGATGCTCTCCAGTATCTCGGGAGTTGTGAACAACTCAGACGGGTCGGCAGATCAGGACGTGTCATTGGACATCTCGCACGACTACAACCCTGATGCGGATCGGCTGAAGAAGATCGAGCCGGGGACAATCGAGTACCTGGCTGAAGGCGAAAGTTTCAACCCGGTTGAAAGCAACCGGCCATCACCGACGTTTAACGGGTTCCTTGACTCGCTCATTCGCAATTGCGGGATGGCGACGAACCTGCCGTTCGGATTCATCTACTCATGGGCTGGACAAGGGACGGCGGTACGGATGGAAGCGGCACAGGCGGCGCGTGAGTTTGAAATGACCCAGCTCACACTGGAGGAAAAGCTACTGAATCCTCTAGTGCGGCGCGTCATCGCTCGTGGGATGCAGCTCGGGCACCTTCCTACGGTTCCAGATTTTGACTCCGGTGAATGGCGCTATCCCGCTAAGGTGACGGCGGATGTTGGCCGCGAGTCAAAAGCCCTTATTGATGAGACCATGGCCGGGATCATCTCGAAAACGCAGATTGCGGCGGATCGCGGCGAGGATCGCACTATTATTCGGGATCTCCTGCGCGCGGAAGCCATGGAGCTGGTCGAAGACGCGAAGATGGTGCAAGAGGCGTCTGGCGGTGTGCTGGATCTGCCAACCGCTATTTACATGCTGGAGCGCCGGGCTCCGAATGCGCCAACCATCGCTGCACCAGCGGCTGCGCCGGCGGAGGATGACGATAGTCCGGACGAGGTGGAGGATACCGCCGAGGATGAGGTTGAGGACATCGCTGAGGGTGACACCGAAGCGGACTCATAAGATTGACATTGCGGCGGCGAGTATGCCAGTCACCGAAGAGCTTCAGACATTCGCCGCATTCCAAGGGAAGGTTTCAGGAAATACGATCATGGGTGTTTCTTTGATCCAAGAAGGCCCAGCACTCGGTCACGGGGTGTTCGTGGATCGCAAGTCATTGGGTCAGTTCAAGGCTCTAGCGATGGCAAAGGGACGGGTGAAGGCAAAGCTGAATCACTTCTCTTCTGTGCAGGACACGGTTGGATATTACGAGAATTTCCGGGTCAGCAAAGGCAAGCTCCTGGCCGATCTGACTCTATTTGAAGCGCACGAAGGCAAGGACATGCTGCTCGAAATGATCAATGAAATTCCGGCAGCTTTTGGCGTTTCCTTGATGTTTGCGGCGGATTCTCCGGAGCTGGACAAGGAGAGCGGCAACTACATGACCCGCCCGCGCGGCTTGTACTCGGCAGACTTTGTTGATACGCCTGCGGCCAATGCGGATGGAGTGTTTTCAGCGGATCAGATTGACAGCGACGAACCTGTTATGGGTGAACCATCAACTCCGCCAGAAGATCCAAAAGCTGCCGAAGCTCCTTCCTTCGTTTCCGAATTTTCGGCACTGTCCGAAAAGATCGAACAATTAACCGCGCAGATGGCGGCCTACGAAGCCAAGCTCGCGAACGAGTGCGAGAAGATCGCCGCCGACATCAAAGCCTTTACTGAGAAGCCAGCGGCTGACGTTGAACTGCAAGCTCGCCTTGCTGCTGCGGCTCCTGCGCCGGCTGCCTTCTCTGCTCCAGTAAACGAGCAAGAAGTCGCTGCTCCAGTCATCGCTTTTGCTGACGCCAAGAAGACCGCGCTGGAAGGCAAGGTCGGACTGGAGCGCATCAAAGCGGCCCGCGCATTTTCTGAGAAGTTTCCTTCTGAGGCTTCCTATCTTTCCGCTCAATCTTAACAATTTTTTCTTACTACCATGGCCCAAGCTAACCTGCTCGACATCGCCAAGCTCAATGGCTCCGACACCATTGTCGGGCTCATCGAGGAAACCCTGACCTACGCTCCCGAGGTTCAGATCATGCCAGCCCGCACGATTCGCGGCACCAGCTACAAGATCGCTTCTCGCGTCTCGTATCCCGGTGTCGGCTTCCGTGCCGCGAACGAAGGCTCGACTCCAACCAAGTCCGAATTTGAGAATCAACTCATTGAGTGCTACATCCTAAGCGGTGCAGTGCAGGCTGACGTTGCAGTCGCCCGCGCTTATGAGGATGGGGAACAAGCTTGGAAAGACATCGAGTCGATCGGCGTCATGCGTCAGGCGATGATCGAGCTGGGCTCCCAAGTCATCTACGGAACCAGCCATCAGGCGAAGGGCTTTCCCGGTTTGCAGGCGATCCACACCGCGTTCAACTCCGGCCTCGTAGTCGATGCGGGCGGGACCTCCGCTGGCACTGGCTCTTCGGTGTACGGCATCAATACGGACACTCAAGGCGTGCAGCTTGTATTTGGTGCCGGCACCACTTTCGAGCTTGGCGAATGGCGCATCGAAAACGTCGGCACCTCCTCGGTGTATCCGGCGCACGTCGCCAACCTGACCGCTTGGGTCGGGATGCAGGTCGGCAGCAAATACAGCGTGGGTCGCCTCAAGGATGCAACCGCTGATTCTGGCATGGGTGTCACCGACGCCAAGCTGGCCGAACTCCTCAGCAAGTACCCAGTCGGCTACCGGCCAAATTACTGGCTGATGAACCGCCGCAGCGCCTATCAGCTCCAAGTCAGCCGCTCTGCCTCTACCGTTCAAAACGGCGTTAAGACCTCAAGCGGTTCTGAGATCTTTGCTCCGCTGCCTACCGAATCAAACGGCATTCCAATTGTCATCACCGATTCTATCGGCAACACCGAAGCCCTTACCGCCTAACCTTTAAGAATCTAAGACCATGCCTAACGAATTTTCTCGAAACACGCAGGATGCGACGCTTAGCGTTTCGGCCACCATCCCGGCTACCGCGACTAACGCGACAACTGATGACATTAACCTCGGCACTAATAGCAAAGGTTTTTTCACAGAAAACCACGAGCTGGAAATTTTTATTCCTGCTTTGACTAACGCGCAGCTCGGAAGCGGTGCAACGCTAACGGTGCTTGTGCAAAACGGAGCAGCCGCAAGCCCAACAACCACGACCGGCATTAGTCGTGTTATCACCGGTGCCGGTTCCGGTGCTCCAGCCACTACCTTCCGCGTGCGCTTGCCTTCTGGATCGCTTCAGTACGTGAACGTCAAGTTCACTACTTCATCCACGGGAGGCGCAGGCACTGCAACCGTCAAGTTGCTGACCTAGTTTTTGGTGTAGTGTGTTGATCGTTCATCGTGGGCGGCTGACAGGGTTTCTATCCTTGTCAGCCGCTTTTTTGTATGACCTACGCTCAACGCATCGCACTTGCTCATGAAAGGATCCGCAACAAGTTTGGGACCGATGCAAGCGGCGCTCAATTGTACGTGTGGCACAACAATGTGCAGATTCACGCCTACCAGCCGAGCGGGAAGAATGGACGGAACTTGATGGCGCAGATCATCGTCAAAGATGACACGGTGAGTGTGATAGCGACCAAGGCGCAGTTCACAACCGTGCCGAAGATTAACGACGAGATCAAGATGGGGACCGTGCTGGCAACTGCGGTGGTCTACCGGATCGACAGCGTGACCACCACGCACATTCGCCCGTTCTACGACTTGGAGCTGATCGACCCAAACATGGAGGCAACGGCGGCATGAGTTTAATGGTCAAGTTCAACACGGCATTGCTTGAAAGAGCGATGGCCGATTACAAGAGGATGAAGAAGAAAACCGACGCCTCGGTGGTCAACAAGGCGATGCGGTTCTGGCTTCCATTTGCTGCCAACAAGGTCAAACAACGATCAATCACGCCTGCCAAGGTGCGGATTGAACTGACCGGACAAGCGAAGAAGTTCAGTCGAGCAGAAAAAAAGAAACGCCACCAGCTCACGAACACGGTGGCGGCTGAGATTATCGCGGCCCGTATTAGAAAAAAACAGGGCATCAAGTATTTCCCAAAGGCCAGCAGTGGGCCGAACTCGGCTTCTTTCGTCAGCGACTTTTACGAGACGGTCGAAAGGTTTGTGAATGCGCGCGTTCGCTCGGTAGGATTCCTGGCTGCTGGCTTCATTCCAGCATACAAGGCGTTCAACGTGCCAAGGATCGGCATGCCGCGCAATCAGAAGCGTTTCAAAGGCCGCTCAATCGGCACCAAAGCCGTGCCAGCATCGAGCGGCAAGGTTCATGCCTTCGCCAGTGTGCAACGCATAGGCGCGTACCTGATCGCACCACGGGCATTTAGTTCATCAATTCCCGAGGTGCGCCGCCAGTTCATCCAATGGATGAAGGATGACGTAAACGACGTTGCCAAGAAAACAGGATTCAAGAAATGACTACATTCCCAATCTGTCCCTCCGACCGGCTACAGCGGCGATTGCTCGAAGTGCTCGACAATGAACTCTTGTCGCTTTCTGCATTCACCGGCTTCACGCTCTGCGACGACCGAGAAAACGACGAGGTAAAGCTGCCGTTTATCGTCGCGCGCGTGACCGAATCAGACGAAATCCCGCAGGCCGGGACCGTCTGGCACTGCCGTCTAAACGTGAACATGGTGGAGGATCGGCAGGAAGCCAACATGACACTGGGTGCGGACAGCCGGCCCCGGCATGAACTGCGAGCGGAGAACATTTCCGCGCTTCTCTTTGGCGTCTGGAACACGACGACTCTGGGGCAGAAGATCAACGCAATCAGCAACGGACAGGGCGTCTATGTGCTGAAACAGCACAGCAACAACATGACGCCCGGCTCCAGCGAGAACGACACGCTCTCGACCGAGTACGCATTCACAATCATCTGCGCGTCTACGCAGCAGTAAGATTGACACGCGCCTGATATTTATGCCCGCCGTCGCCGCACTCATTCAACACGGAAACATTCCATCTTCAACGCTGCTGGATGAAAGTAATTCGTCCACGCCGGACATCCTTGTCCAATCCTTGACCATCACGGCGGCGCGAGATGAAAAGGCTTATCTCAACGCCTCCGGTGCTACCTTCGGTCTTGAGTACCGCAACCCGACGATTACCTTCGCGTTCGACGGATACCTGTCCAACAAGACGACCGGGCTGGCAAACCAGCATCCCGGCACGGCGGTTGCGACACTAGCCAACTTCGCTGCTAACACCTACGGCTTTGTCCCTGCGGATGGCACCATGATCTTCATGGATCCGAATCGCACGGAGACCAACACCGAGATGGCTAAGACCACGTTCTCGGTGAAGCAGTACCCATTCGTTGTGTAATATGGAAAGCTGGATCGCTTGCACGGACGTTGATGTCGCGTCTGCTTTCATGACGATGGGCGTTGTGATGAAGCCGGTGGTGCAGGTCAGGGCGGACAGCGGAAAGGAGTACGTCACAATGTACCTTTCCACGACTTCGGTGACAATGCCGGAGATTAACGTGGGGCACCTGATGAAGGCGTTGATGTCGGGCGAGCTGCAAAAGCTCGATCCGAACCACGAGCTTCTTGGCTACCTGATGGCTATCAAAAACAGACACGCTGCCAAGCGCGCACTTGACTCAGCAGAGCGCCAAGTGCTAATTACAAGGAAGGGCACCACTCGCACGGCTTATGTGCGCGAATCCATTACCAACAAAGGAATGGAAATGGCTGACCGATTCCTTGCCACTGGCAGACCATGATAGACATTCAAACTCAAGAAGACGACGGCATTTCACTGGTGAACCTGCCAAACGAGCAGGAGCAACGCAGGGCGGACGCATTCAATGCGGCGTACCACTGGAAGGGAAAAGAGTTTGAAGGCATCTCCTGTTCACGCAAAGACATCTGGGTGTCCATGTGCCACAAGTCAGGCTTCCCTTCGCTAGACGCCTGTTTTGACGAGTTCTCGCTATTCGCACCACTCAGCAAGGTGCTGATTTTCGTCTGTATCACGCCCACCGCACAACTGCGCAAGCTGCGGGCTCAAGGTATCCAAGCGTTGATTGATGCGTGCGATGACTGGATAGACGCCAACATCAAAATCTCGGAAGAACGCGACGCAATCAGCCTTGGCCTGCGCATCCTGAACGACTCGACGGCCAATCAATCCGAGGTGGTGCCTACAGCCGGCTCCGAGGGAAAGCACTAGCCAGTCCGGTCTTTCAGGCGCACTACGTGTCATTGGTGCGACCCATCACGGGACTAACCGAACAAGAGATCCTGTGGGAGCTGCCACTTGCGCGCGGGCTCGCCTACCTGCACATGGCACTCATCCAGCAGGGTATTGAGACGCAGTGGGTCGGCCATGACATGATGGAGGATGAGACGATCAAAAACGCCATGGATTACATCCAGCGGCGGAAGTCGAATCGAGTTGTCAACTCATTGACATAACCAACAAGTTCATGGCAGCTACGCTAGACGCATCTCTTAGGCTCGACTCCAGTCAATTCACGTCTGGGCTGGACGGCGCCATGAAAAAAACGAACGCCTCCGTCTCGAAGATGTCGGCGGCGTTTTCTGCGTTGAAGAATGTGGCGATTGGTGGCGCGGTTGGCGCTGCTTTTATGGAAGTAGCGAAAAGCGTCACAACCGCCTACCTCGAAGCGGAAAAACTCCAGAATGCGCTAAAGTCTACCGCAGGTAATGACCTGCTGGGGATGGCTCAATATGAGCAACTCAAAACGCTCTCGGCTGAGATCGGCGTCAACATGACCACAGCGGCCAAGGCTACCTTGCAACTTCAGGCTGCGGGGATGAGTGCCGCCACTGCGTTCAAAACGATCAAGACGCTGCAAAACGCCGTCGTCTCTACTGGCGGCGGAGATCCGGAACTTGGCCGGTTACTTTACGGATTACAACAGCTTTACGCATCACCTAAGCCGCTGGCTGAAGAGCTTGGACAGTTGAAGGAGGCGCTTCCAATCACGTCCAAACTTTTGACGCAGGCATTCGGATCAGCGCGCGCGGAGGATTTGCAGAAGCTCAACCTGACCGGTAAGCAGGTGGCTGAAACATTGCTAAAGGCAGCGGAAGGGCTTCCTAAAGTAGCGCGCGGTCTGCAAGGTGAGATTGATGGACTTTCGGCAAAATGGGAAAGCCTGAAGGCCAGCGGCGTGTTTTCCGCGATTACGCTTCCTGCGGTTGGTATTGCATCCGGGACTCTGGACGTTTTCAGCCGCATTGGCACTGAGATCAGTGACGCGCTGAACTTGATGAGCGGAGTTGATCCGGCTGAATTGAGAAGGCGGCAGGCTGATGTAATTGCTGGACTTGAAAAGGAGCAGAAGATCGCCAAAGACAAGGCTGATGCTGACACCAAGGCGCTTGCAGACAAGAAAACATTACAGGAGAAGCTCGACAAAGGCAATCAGGAGAACCGCGAGCTGGACGCCATAAGGTGGCAGAATGAAGAGCGGTTCAACGCTGAAGACGCCGCCAAGAAAAAACAAATACAAGACGACGCCAAGAAGGCAGCCGATCAAGCCATCGCTGATGCGAAGGAGCTGTTGAGCTTACACGAGGACACTGTACGCAAAATCAAAAGCGTGCAGGAAGCCGTGTATTCGGCTCAGCAATCCATAGCCGGAACGGATGAAGAGAAGCTGGCCAATGCCAAAAAAGCACTGGAGGCAGAGGGCAATTTGCTAATGGGCGACGACCCTGGCGGATTCGATGCGCTCACCCAGTCGGCGTTTGAGGATGCCGTCAAAAACGGTCGCAATGTGACCGAAGGACAGGTCGAGCAGTACAACCGCATCATCGGGCTCAAGCAGGAGATTCTCGGTCTTGAGGAGAGTATCACACAGGAAGCAAAGAACGGGGCGGCTGAACTGCGTGACCAAAACCGCGAAGCCGTTCAACGCTCAATCGAGAAAGCTGGCCGCACACCCGCCGAGAGAAAGCAGGAGATGCGGGACAATAACGACATGCAGCGGCAGCGCCGGCGCGCTTTCAATGATGACGTGCGGGACGAGATGACCCGGCTGAAGAAGGAGGCTGAGGAAAAGAATAAAGGCAGGAACATCCTTGATCGTGAAAGAACAGATCGCGAAGCATTCCGCGAACAGGCGAGAAAAAACATCACTCCAAAATGGGCAGACGCTCTTCCTAAAGAGACAACGCTTGTGGACATTAGAGACATCCTTAAAAACTTAGCAGCCGCCTAATCATGCCAACGCCACCAACAAACCACACGCATTGGCCCTCCGGCACAACGCCAATCCTCGCGGAGAACGGCATTCGCTTTTCCGTGTCCGAGAGCGGATTCGACACGATGACGATGAAGTACTACGCGCGGACGGACACACCGATCGCGTATGCAAAGACCAACTTTGACGTTGGCCTCTCGGTCGGCACAGTGCTGGGCGTCGCGTACGCCAACATGTTTTTCAACGGCGTCAGCATCAATCAGGACGGCTCGAACATTTATTCGTTCGAGGCACAGGCTGCGGGACTACTCAATGCGTCGCAGCCGGTCAAGCGAACCGTTTCCAGCAAGATCCAGTCCTACAAGACCGGGCTTGGCACAGTGCCGGGAAGCTCACCACCCATTGTCGGAGAGATTCAAGGGCAATACATCAATCTTTCCTGCACGTTCCATCAAGTCACCACCAGCTTTCCTAATACTGCCACCAGACCGGAGAACGCCACACCTTTAGGGACGCTGCCATCACCACCAAGTAATCCGTTCACTACAATCACGACTCCGATCTACAACTTCCCTTACGGGTGGATTCAGGATGGGCTTGAGGTTGAAACCATCAACGGCGCAGGTGCGACAATCTACCTTGTGAAACAGAGCATGGTCTACATCTATTCTGTGATGCCGGGCTAATATGCTGCCAGATCTTCCAGTCATCGACGCCAAGGTCAACGGTGCGCGGTCCGGGTGGCTGCTCAACCGTCTGGTGGATCGCATCCGTTTACAGCGGCTCATCTCGTCGGAAACCGTCACAATCACAGAAACCAAGGACGGACAGATTATCGACCGCGTGGGATCGGGCGGCGTGGTGGCTCCTTTTGCGCTAGGCTTCGCCGTGTCGCTGGATGGGACATCGGTAGTAGTTGCGGCAGGCAAGATCGTGTACCCACTCTGGGGCGCGATCCTAGGCGATAATCCAACACCGGGCGACTGGCAGCGAGAGGTCAACTATATCGGCGGCTCACTCAGTGGCACGGTCTCGCAGGTGTGGCTTCAGGTTCTGTGGTCGGAAAGTGATACCACTACGACGGGACCACTTGGGACGACTACTTATGACATCTCGGGCGCGGCAGGCGGACGAGGCGGTGGCGGTGGTGGTGGTGGTGCGGCTGCTGGCGTACAGCCAGACATTCAGGCGACGGCTGGGGATGCAGGCGCTAACGGCGACGATACCGGACTGGGCGGTGCTGGTGGCATCGTTCTTGACTACAGCACCGATCCGCCGACGCCGGTAACGGTCGGTAATAGCTACGGAGCGAGCGGAGGCGCGGGCGGATACGGCGGGGCGGGTGGTGCAGGTGGCAGTGTCACCTTCACGCGCAGGACAAAAGGAACCGCACAGATCCGCAAGTGGAGCATCAACGGGATCTCGCTTCACACGGCAAAAGGAACCGCAAGCGAGGCATCATCGTGGATTCAGTTGGCATCCATTAGTGGCACCAGCATCACGCAGCACGTTGTCGGCATGATCTCGATCACTCCGCCAGCCATCACCTTTATCATCACCTGATGCTGCCGGACATTCCAAACTTCAACCTTGGTGACGTGCATATCCTGACCGGCAAGATGCTGGAACGGATCGTGAATAGGATCAGGCTCCAGACTCCAATCGCTGGCGACAACTTGCGGCTGGAAGAGACCAACGCGGGCATTCTGCTTCATGCCGATCAAGCGATCCAGACATCGCCGACGATCAGCATCAACCATGACTTCAAGGCGTCACTCCCGGCCACCAACTCGCTCGACATCACGGCAGGCAGAGTGATTAGCACAACATGGGGGACGCCGACAATGAGCGATCCACTGCCGACAGACTGGCTGGCAGAGCAGTTCACTGTCGGGCCGTCCACGCTGACGGTGACGGACGGTCAAAGCGTGTGGCTGCGCATTCAATGCTCGCAGACGGACGTGGATATGAACGGCACGCTCTCAGCGACCGGGGCGAGTACGATCACAGTTACAACCGGCGGCGGTGGAGCAGGGGGCGGCGGCGGTGGTGGCGGTGCGGGTAATGATGGAACAACCGGCTACGCAGGCGACGTTGGCGCTTCAGCATCTGGACAAACTCCGGGCGGCGTGGGGACCACGAACGCGCTCGGCGGCACTGCGAGCGGTGAGAACTCGGGCACACCGGGCGAAGGCGGCAATGGCGGTAATGGTGCGGCGGGTGGAAACGGCGAGGTGAAATCCTTCACGCAGTACACGAAACTCTTGATGGTCTTTCGTCGATGGCAGATCACATCTGCCAGCTTTGAAGTTCACGCAACAAAGCCAACCGCATCGCCAGCGACCAACATTTACGTGCGCATCGCATCACAGACGGGTGGCGTGGTGACTCAATACCATGCTGGCTCGTACCACGTAACGCTTCCAGCAACCACCTACATAAGCGCCTTTGTTCCCTGATTTTCCCAACTTCTTCGGCAATCTGCACTACTTCCTGAAAGGGAAGACGCTGAACTTGTTTCGCAAGGCGCTTTATGAGCAGGTGCCGATTGAAGGCGCAGGCATCATCCTGCAAGAGACGAACGACGGCATCATCATCACGTCACAGGCAGGGCGTGCGACGACGACAGCCAGCGTGATTGATTTCACCGGGACGCTCTCTAGCGGTGACGTGACGATTCGCGGAGGCAAAGTGCTGGGCACATCGTGGAGCACGTACACGCCAAACGATCCAAGCAGTGGAGGCTGGACTGAATCAGTGGCGACGGTAGCCGGCGCAACGCTAGCGGTGGCTGATGGCTTCTCAATCTGGCTTCAGATCACAATCACGCCGACGACTAACCCGGTAGTCGGCGCACTCTCGACTGCGGATCAGCAGACACTGACCGTGGTCGGCGGAACGGGTGGTGGTGGTGGTGGCGGTGGCGGTGGCGGAGCTGGTGGCCTTACTACGGGCGGAGATGGATCTAACGGAACAACCGGGTCAAACGGCGCGGCTGGATCACCGGGTGCTGGTGGTGCTGGTGGTGGGCCAGGCACAAACGCACCAAGCACAGGCGACGAGGAAGGTGGCAACGGCGGAAGCGGTGGATATGGCGAGGCGGGCGATTACGGCTTGTCTGTCTCGTTCCAGAACTACACGAAGGCGGCAGCGCAGATCCGGCGGTGGACGGTATCGGGTGCGTCGTTCGTGGTGGCGGCAAGCAAGCCATCATCTAGTGCGACAACGGCAAACCTCCGGCTTCTCAGCCGATCCGGATCGACCATCACGCACCACCAAGTCGGATCGGTGTTTCTAAGCCTTCCCAGCGTCACATTCATCTAAGATTGACACAAACCCGCATTTTATGCCGAACACGTTCGCTCTCACCCTCAAGGCGCAAAACTCATACCCAGCATCGTCAGTGGTGCAGGCAGCGACCCAGCAGATTCCTGACTTGTCCTTTTCTGAGAATGATCTGATCTCTGGCGTGTTCGAGGCTTACGGGAGCGGTCAGGTGAATACGCTGACCATGAGTGGAACAACGATCAACTCAGTGCTCAACGGTGGATCGGCGGTGGCCCTTACTAATCCGATCACTAACGCGACTTTGGTCCTTAACA